ACAGTCGCTTGTTGACCATCAGGAGCGTCGGCAGGCCGTCCATATCGGGGAACAGGTTGCCAATGCTCTCGATGACTTCTTCGTCCATGGCTGGCTTGCCGCCATCCGTGAACTTCGTTGGTCGCCACCCCTGCTCGATCAGTTTCTTCGCAAGGTGGTCAGAGGAGCCCGGGTTGAACTCGATCTTCTTGAGCTTGGTGACCGGATAGCCGACGAAGGTCTTCACCTTGCGCGTCTGCACGACACCCTTTGCGTTGACGACAGGGTTGCCATCGACGTCGAGCTTGGGCTCCTCGGTGATCGTCTCGTCACCCCAGTAGCCGGGGTTCGACCATTCCCAATCGCCGTTCTCGTCCAGCGTAGCGACCGCAGGCTTGCGGTTCGGCTGCTTCGGAACGAACAACGACTTGGTCGGATCAGGGCTAATCGGCTGAAACCAGTAGCCGTACTTCTCTTTGAGCTTCGTCTCGATGATATGCTTCTTACCGACCAGTTCGGCCTGAAGCTCACCAGCGGCCTGAAGGTCGAAAGGCACACCCGCAGTGTTCATGGCATCGCATACGCGGGAGATACGATGCTCAAGGGACAACGGCACCTGAGGATATTCGTCAGGCTTGAAGTGCTTCCACATGTCGAAGTTGGTGGCGCAGTCCTGCCCCATGTATTCGAACATGTCTTCGTTGAAGCTGCCCCACACGTAGGTCGCAATGTCACGAGGGGTCTCAAGGCCCAAGGCGCGGGCCTTGGCTTCCATGATCTCCGCGTAGTCGCCCTTGGGATTCCCTAGCCTGTAGCCCCACGCAGCGACGCTGTGCTTGCCTTTGTATTTCGGCGGGAGCTTGCCGGATTGGACCAGCGCGATGTCGGTAGCCTTGATGTTCGGAAACATCGTGCGGCTGATGACCATCGTGTCGCTGATCTTCGCTCCAGGTTTAGGAGCCCAGCCTTTCTTCAGCTTCTTGGCGAGCGGGATATCGTGCCGGATGATGTTCTGGCCGATGATCTCGTCAGCCTCAGCCATGCGGGCCAAGGCTTCGTCGAGTTGGTGGGGACGATACCCCACGTATTCGCCTGTATCGACGTTGGTGATACCGATGCAGTGGAAACGGGTGGCGTTAGCCAGAAAGCCGTTACTCTCGGTATCCCATAGTAGTCTCAGCATTCTTTGCGCCGTATTCCTTTGCTTTAGCGATTGACCACTTGGCCATCTGGTAGCTGCGGTCCCTTCGGCGTGCTTTGGGGTCGGGGTTCACACAGCCCGACATAGGCACCTTGTTGACCTCGTCCATGATGGACAGTGCTTGCTCCCGGGTCGCCCCGTGCTTCATGAGCATCGCGACGACGTCTTCAAAACTTGATATCATCCGTGTCACTTTTCTCGTGAGGGTCGAAATCGGGTATCTCCTTGCTGCGGGTCGCAACCTCGTAGCAGCCCTTCGCGATATTCCACTTCAGCAGATCGGCTTCACCAGTCTCGCCAGTGATGCGGCACTTGAGTGAGCGTATCTGCGCGTAGAGCTTCTCTTCCTCGTTCTGCTGGTCACGCTCTAGGGCGAGCACGTTGAACGAAAGCTGCTCCAGAGACGCGGAGCCGCGAAGGTCGTTGAGGCTGATCTGGTCGCCGCCGTTGAAGTCTTTGCCGTTCGACCGCTTCAAATGCACGATGGCGATGACGCCAACACCGGTTTCCTTCACGAAGGACGCCAGCTTGGTCATCAGGACGTCGATGTCCTTACGCTCGTCCATTGTCTCAAGGCCCGAGACAACGATGCTGATATGATCGAGCACAATGAACTTGCAGCCGCTGGCCGCGAAGTAGCGCATCATGGTCAGCAGTCGGTCGCTCTCAAGCGAACCGAAGTGGTCGTAGAACATCATGTTGTCGTGGATGACCGCTTCTAGCGCGGCATCCCACTGATCGTCGCTGATGTGCGAAGGGTTCGCTATGAGGCTCTTGAGGGGTACACCGGCATGCAAGGCGCAGTAGGCTGCGACCGAGGTCTCGTTGTCTTCCTCAAGATAGATGTTGCCAATCTTCTCGCCGTGAGCGACGCGCATGTGATAGGCGATGGCGCGAGCCAGCGTAGACTTGCCGATACCTGAGCCTGCGCAGAGTGTCGTAATCTCCGCAGGGCGCAGACCCATCCACATGCCGTTGAGCTTGGGATACGGAAGGTCGAGGCCCTTACGCTTGCCCATGGCCTTCTTGAGGTTCTCTCGGGTGAACTCGCGTCCCTCCCTGATGCCATCAGGCCTGAAGGGCTTTGCGTCCCAGTAGGCTCGGATGATCGGCGCAGGGCCGTCTTCCAGCAGGGTCGCGTTGGCGTCCTTACCTGGAACGCTCATGATCTTCACGCGGCCGACCGGCAGGAGGTCACAGGCTTCCTTGAGGGCCTTCTGTCCCGGCTCGTCGTTGTCGAAGCACAGCACGATATGGTCGAAGCGCAGAAGCTTCTCCCAACTCGCCAGCAGCGCCTTCTTCACGGAGCCTGAGCCGTTCGGGAGCGAACCGGTTGGATACTTGTTGTCGAAGACTTGAGAGACCGTCATGCGGTCAATCTCGCCTTCCGTCAGCACTACGGTCTTGCCCTTCGCAGGCCACGACCAGTCACCAATGATGCCGCCGTTGGTCTTGTAGACGCTGCCTCCCAGCCACTTGAACTGCTTGTCGCGCGTTCGCGTCTTCTGGTCGATTAGCTTGCCGCTCTCGTCCTTGATTAGCTGGACGTGGACTGGCGTGCCGTCCCAGAGCTTGCCGAGACGGTAGTCGCACTTGCGCATGGTGTCTTCGGTGATACCGCGCGCCGTGAGGGCACTGATGGTGGTGTCAATCGGATTGAAGGTGCCAGATGCCTTTGGAGACTTCTCCACTGCAGCAACCGGGCCTGCACCTTTGAACTTCTCAATGTCATTGCAGCTAAAGCACCAGCTTCCGCTTCCGTCGTCATATGTAGCGAACGCATCCGAAGACTGTCCGCAGGGGCATGGCCCCTTAGTGCAACTCACTCCGTAGCCTCTCTAAGAACTCTCTTGCAGCGGCGTAGGCGATCACAGCGATGATCCCCCACGAAACGACGAGCAGCCACGAGAGACCCGTGGCCGCCAGATTTGCGATTGCGATATCCATTACCAGTAGAACATCGCTGCGATTGCGGAGTAGACGATCAGGCCGATGCCTAGTGTCGTAAGCACGCCCACGAGACCTCCCCCTCCAACAGCTACAGCAGCCGCCAGAAGGGTGATCCCTGCGAAGTAAATGTCACTCGGGTGCATCAGCGCACCAACTGATAGGAGGCGTACTGGCCGCCGATGCCGTCACGCTTCATGGTCATCTTGATCGGATAGCCAGCGTTGCGGAGCTTGAAGATGACGTCCGAGAGCCTGAACACGTGGAACACGAGCATGCTTTCGTTGTTCGTGATCGTGCGATAGTTGCCGTTGCTGTCCTTGCTCTCAAGGTGAGCCAAAATCTTCCGGCACTGCGGCGACAGCGAGAGGTCGTTCGCGAGGTTCGGGGTGCCGATGGTCAGGGTCTCAGACATGGGGTCACTTTCTCTTTTTGGGTTTCTGGTACGCCTTGATCTCTTCGATCCATTCATCCGGCACGACCTTCTCGGCCCACTTGAAGCCGTGGTCCGTCGCCCATTTGCCGTAGCTGGTGGGTGAGCCCTTGTAGATGGGCGTCGATGCGCGGGAGAAGATGAAGCGAATGTCCAACTCAGGATGCTGTTGCTTGAGCAGGACGAACTTCTGTCGTTCCTTCACGGCAGCGTCTTTGGTGGAGACGCGAAACTTGCCGCCCGGGACCGCACCACCAAAGCGCCCTTTGGGCTCTAGGATGATCGGGCAACCGTCGAAGGAAAAGTCTGGAAGATACTTGGCCTCGCGCTCAGGCACGATGTACTTGATCCATTGGCTTTCGAAACCAAAGGGCACACCGGCCTGAGTTAGCTTGGCCGCAGCCTCCCGTTCGAGACCTGAGCGAAACTCAGGCTCGATGGTGAGTGCGGGCTTCGACATTATCAGAACGGAATGTCGTCGTCCGTGTTGCTGTCCGGGGCCTCG